CTTTTTGATTGATAACATATGATTGCAAGCCTTAAGGTTGACCTCATATATAAAGAGACATTGCTTAGAAATTTTTTCTGGTTTACATATTAACTTCCCAGCACTGTCGTCGCTGTGTGCAAACATCAACAATTCGCAGGTGTAACCTAATCGTGATAATGCTGCTTTCATTAAATAGTCACAATATAGTTGGTTAATAGCATGCATAAATGATGATAAATAATTATGTATGCCCATTATAAAACTATAGGGCATCCTAAAACACTTGATATTCTCATCGAGATGGTCAAAGAATATATGCATTTTATCTTTGTATCTAACATTATTATTCATCATATCAAAAATGCTTTTCCTAGTACACACTTTTTTATCAAACATTTTCTCAAAATATAGCATAAAATGTTTAATAAAACTCAATGGCAACACATCAGCCATACAAATAACCATGTGCACATATTTTATTATCATAGCTCTTGGTGCCCATTTTCGACAGTCTAGCGTCATATTCAACCCCGGCTCAGATCTAGACTCAAAAACTTTACTATGAATTGTCATTATTCTTTTGTTACTGGGTATACTAATTATCTCATTGGGTAAGATCTTGCATAATTTAGAAAAATATTTCTCAATAGGTTGCTGGTGAATTTTAGTTTCTAAATCCATAACATAGATTTCTCTTCCACCTGCCCTCTGCTCTTTGTCTACAACATGAAAGACTGCTTCTTTTAAAGGCCTACATTGACAAATATCAGAGAAAGTGATTTTCAACCCATTTAAGTGTTTATATTTGTCGAAATCTGTTAAGTCTACATTATCTAGGATGTTTTTAATAGATTGCATTTTTTCATAATGAGCTCGAAGATAATCATCATAAACAACATAATACCCCTTTTTACCAAAAAAATCTTCTGATTTCATAGACCTTAGCCCTTTTGTATTCGCCATTTCATCGTATGGTTCGTTTATTATTTGGGACCATGTTTGATGTAACTGATTGACACCAACTTTGCTTAATAAATAATCACTAGCAAATCTCCCTAAATTTGAAATATAAGCTAAATCATAATGGAAATCACTTGTGTTTAAAGAGTCCCAATAATCTGCTAAATTCATATCCTTTGTCAATTTAATATTGAGTAAATCATGATTTTTGGGATCAGGTGTCAATTTATGATATTCAATATCAGTTTCCAACATACTGCCCAAGTTCTTTACTTGTTCTAATTTTTGATTATAAGGAGCTTTTGTCATCAAAAAGGTACTATAAATCATTAATGTTAATGCAAACTCATTCTTAATCGGCCTGCCAGTGATTAAATGTTTAATGTTAGCATTAACTAAGCTAACGTTATTTAAA